CCCTAAACGCCGTCTATTTCGAAGATTACGATATTGTCGGCTTCGTCGCCGGGTACCGGTCGGGCAAGTCGGTGACGGGTGCCCGCGTCGTGTGGGAATCGGCACTTAACCCCCGGTTCGCCCCGACACGGTCGCTTGCTATGGGCACGACGTACGCGGAAGCGAAGAAAACGACGTATCCGGTGCTATTCGAAGAATTACCGGGTGCCCGTCACGAAGAATTAGACCCCTTCTTGTACGACGGCGACCCCGAAAATTCGCCAATCGTTAAGAAGTTTTCAAAGCAAGACGGCGTTATCACCCTGTTTAACGATTCGACTGTCGTGCTTGCTTCCGCCGACAAGCCCGACCGGTACAAGGGCGGGAAGTTTTCGCTTGCGTGGTGTGACGAATTCGCACACTACAAGTCGAACCGGATTCACGGGATACGGAAGACGATTACCGAACGCTTCGACTTCGGCCCGCCCGCGTGTATGCTAATCACGACGACAGGGAACGGGTACAACGCCGCGCAAAAAGTCTTAGAAGCGGGCGTCGACGAAAACGGGAACCCGTTAGGGTCGCGGGTTCACACGGTGACGGCGTCGTCGCTAAACAACCCGTTCCTTACCCACGAAGACCGGGGGCGCTTGAAGCGAACCCACGGGGCGTCGAAGCAAAGCCGACAAGCGTTACACGGTGCCTTCGAAGCCGCCGAAGGGCAAGTGTACCCGTTTTCGAAGCAAGCCCATCAAGTGCGCATCGCCGACGCCGACGACGGCGACGGGTACGTGTCGGTCGACGATTCGGGAACACCGACCGAACGCTTCCGGGTGTCGTCGGATTGGCGAATCTTCGGGTACGACGCGGGGTGGTCGGACCCCCGTGTATTGGTCGAAGTCGCCCGTACGGATTACGGTCAATATATCGTCGTCGACGAATGGTACGAATCGCAAACGCACGTCGCCGACGCTATTCGGTGGTTAGCCGACCACGACAAGCCGAAGGGCGTAATCTATTGTGAACACGAACCGGGCGACATTCGCAAGTTCCGAAACCCGGCACTAACGAATATCGACGACCCACCGCCGGGCTTCCGTGCCGGAAAAGCCGACAAGGATATAGACGCGGGTATCGACGAAGTGCGGCACCGGCTTCGGGCCGACCACGACGACCGGTACGGCTTGCTTGTCGCCGAACGGTGCGAAAACCTAATCGGCGAATTCCTATCGTACACGGAAGACGACGTCGGCGGAAGCGACGTCGACGACCACGCGTTAGACGCTTTGAGGTATGCGATATATACCGAATCCGTACGCGGTGCTTCCGGTTCGTCGTCTTCGTCGTCGGGAACGCGTGTCGAAAAGAGATAAACGGTATTTCGCTATACTATTCTTTGGTGTATCGCTTCGTGACTTCGATTGTGTCGGTCGGTTCGACGTCGACGGCCCCGACGCCCCGCACGCGAAGCGTGCCGGAACGCCCGATTACCGCGACGCCGCCTTCGACGACGTCGTCGCCGACGTCGGGCGCGACCGAATCGGTTCGGAACGCGACCGAATCCCATAAGCCGACAGGAAAGACGGTCGACGGGTCGTCGGCGTCGACGATTACCACGCCGACCACTTCGTCATGGTCGAAGCGGTCGACGTCGTACCGGTCTTCGAACCACCCGACGACGTCTTCGACGAAGCCGGGTGGGTGTTCGGCCGGTAGCGTGTTCACCGCGAACCCGCTTAGTTCGTGGTGCGGCCTTTGCGGTTCGACGCGCTTCACCGTGCCGACCTTCGACATGATTTTGTCGGGCACTTCGTCGACGAATTCGACTTCGTCGCCCGTCATTTTTCGCCCCCGTGGGTTTCGGCGACGTCGACGTCGACGTCTTCGACCCAATACCGAACGGCGTTTCGAAGGTTCCGGTCGTTCATACCGACGCCGTCGCGTTCGTAAACGTGTTCGCCGATTGGGGCAAGGTCGTCGACCCATTCGGCGGTGTCGGGTTCGTACGACGATAGCGACGCCGTTCCGGTTTCTTTCCGGGCACGTTCGACCGCTTCGTCGCGGCCGGCGGCGTCGTCGGCGACGGTGATACGTCGCGGAATGTCGACCGCGACTTTCCTTTGCGTGTCGTTCACCAAAGGAACGGAACCGTCGTCGACCGTGACGTCTTCGAACCGTCGTTCGTCTTCGGGCGGGGCACGAAGGTCGTCGTACGAATACTTATCGACCGTGCGTTCGGTTAGGTCGTCGACGTCGTCGTTTCGGGTCGACCACCTACCGGCTAACGCCCGGAAGGTAACGTCGTACGTCGTCTTCGGCGGTTCCGGTGCCGGGTACGCGACCCAAAGCAAGGAACCGATTCGACCCGACGCCTTCGACGTGTAAATCGTCGACCCCGAAATACCGATACTCCGGTCGGGGTCGTCGCCGTCTTCGCCGACAATCCGACCGCGAACATTACCGTGCCGCGACGTCGACTTGTCGAAGTGTGACGGTTCGACGATTCGCTTCGTCGATTTGGGCTTGTCGGAATACGACGAATCGTATCCGATAACCACGAAGTCGCACGCCGGAATCACTTCGCGGCGTTCGTAATCAGTAAGGTATTCGACGTCGACCTTCGTAAGCGATACACCTTCGTCGTTACCCGAATTGTTCGGGCTTTCGGTGTGTGCGTTCATGCTTTCCCTTGCGGAACGTGCGACGACAAGCACCGGGAACGTGCCGGGCAAGCCGCCGGGGTCGGTCGCCCCGACCACATTTGTAATAGGGGCCGGGTAGTAATAAATGTGTCGGTGGGTTACACCCCAATATACACCGACACACTTATTTAGGCCCCGGTGTAATAGTAGGGCATGGTGCGACACACCAAAGCGACCGACGACGAATCGACTTCGACCACCCGCCGCACGCGTGCCGACCTTCGGGCACTTCCGAAATACGCCCGGTTTTACCCCGGTGCCGCCGACGCGGGCGACGGCGACCGTATGCGTCGGCTTGTCGACCACGGGTGGTTAACGACCGACGCCGACGACCCCGTGTCGCCCGCACAAGTATCGACGACCGGGAACGGAAACCGGCTTGCGGGCGTCGTTCACGAACTTAGCGAAGACGGTGAAACCGACGACTTAGACATGGTCGTCGACCTAATGCGCATGGGCGACTTCGTCGACACCGCGACGGCACACCACGACCCCGAAGCGACCGCGAAGTACCTTCGGTCGGTGCTTGCCCTTGCTAACCGCGTGTGCGAAGTGCGGTCGGTCGCCGACGACCCCTTCGACCACGACGGGCTATTTGCCCCGTACTTCGCCGGCTTCGACGGTAAGCGGCACACCGTCGAAATGCGGTTCGAATCCGCCGACGTCGCCGACCGATACGTCGCCGAATGGTGCGACGGGTTCGCCGCCGTTCAAATGCCCGACGACGCCGCTTGCGTGGTCATCAAAACCGACGCCGACGCGTAACGACTTTACCTTTTAGTTACCTTCCGGCACGCTTTTACCACCCCTTAGCGAAGGATGCGACGTGTCGCGGGAAGCGGCACCGAACCATGACACGAAAACGATTTATAAGCGGCATGGACGTCGACACCGACCGTATGGCCGACGCCCTTCGGCGTATCACCGACGGGCTTGAAACGAACGACGTCGATATCACGGCGACGTCGACCACGACCGACATTCCCGACGCGGAAGACCTTGCCGAACACGGGTTTTCGCTTCGGTACCACACGACCCACGAATACGAAGACGTCGTCGACGTGATTCGGTACGCGACCGACGCGTACCTTCGGTTCAAAGACGAATATATCGCCCCGATTCTTCGGGGAGACAAGACGACGACCGTGCGGTACGGGTTGGAACGTGAATTTAACCCCGGCACGGAAGTCGCCCTTATCGACGAAGACGACGACACGTTCGCCGAAGCGACAGTCGAAGCGTATATCGACCTTCCCATTCGGCGGGTGTGCGACTTCGGAATGGGCCGGCACGAATCCGGCGACGATAACGTCGCCGACCTTGTGCTAACCCTTCGGGAATTGTACGACGACAATACAATCGACGCGGAATCGTACGTCACCGTGATACTGTTTATCGGTGTCGAACCGAACGACGATTACCCCACGGAAAACTATGTCTAACAAACCCGCTTCGGGCGAACCGACCGGTGCGATTGATAACGACTTCGCGGCGAACGAACGCGAAGCCCGCGACCAAATCACCGCCGCCCTTGCCGACCATAACCGGGCGGTCGAACCGGGCGACTTCGCTATCGACTTAGTGTACCACCGCCCGGTATTCGTAAACGACGACGTCGCGGAAACGTGCGTCGCCTATTGGAAAGACGGCGAAGACTTCGACCTAACGACGTACAAGGCACACCCGTACCTTCCCATTACGGTCGACGACACCGTCTTCGAATGTGTGTACGTTCCGACGAAGCCGGGCGACGTGCGGCACGAACCCGCCGACAAGACGTACGACTTCCCGTCGGGGCGACTAATGCGGGTTCCGGTCGAACACTTGTGGGATTCAAAGACGCGGTGGTTAGATAACCGCCTTGCGGCGTTCGTCGCGGCGGTCGCGGCGAACCTTGAAGCCCGCGACGTCGCGGTCGACTCCGAAACGTTCGACATGGTCGTCGGTGCCCTTCGCGGGGCGGTCGGTGACGACGCCGTCGACGACGGCCTTCGGCGTGCGGGGATTGAACCGGCGGAAGACGACGACTTCGACGGGGGCGACGCATGACGGAAGTGTCGTACGACGGCGTCGGGCTACCGGAAAGCGATTACCCCGACGCCGCCGACGTCGAAGTCGACTTGTCGGTGAAAGGTGACGACGAAGACGTCGTCGAAAAGGTAGCCATGCACGCCCGGAACGAAGCGGTTCGTGCCCTTCAAGCGTTTGAATCCGAAACCCCGCCTTCGGAATGTGACGGTACGGGTGTCGGCGTCGCATGGGGACGAATCTTCGAATCCGAAGGTGACGAATAACCATGCCCGACAAGAATATCGGCGGGTGGTTAGTCGTCAATTGGAAAAACGAAGACCACCGAACCCGCAAGAACAAGCCGTCGGCGGGCGAATTGGGCACGAACGAATTAGTCGCGGAATTGGCTATCGACGTCACCGTGCCCGAAGTCGAAGTACCGACGCTTGCGGTCGAAATAGATGTGCCCGAACCACAAGTGTACGCCGCGACCCTTGAAGCGATAGACGACGAAGACCTTCCCGATTGGTCGGACGTCGCTAACCACAAGGTCGAAGCCGAAGCCGTCGCTTTCGAAGGTGCGGAAAACGCCCCCGAATGGGAATCGGCGGTCGATAGGGCGACGGTGTCGACGCTTCGGGAAACGCCGGGTCGCCCCGACGTCGAAAACGTGCGGGAATACGTCGACCGCGTCGCCCGAAGCATGGTCGACGGCGACGCCGCCGATAGCGACGAATAGGCACCGAATACCGCCCCACGGACAACACGCGACGCTTCTTTTCGAACCACGACCCATTCGGCACGGTATAGCCGAAGCCGCGTGTGCGGCGTCACACGCCGTTCAATCGACCGTCACCCGAAACGCTTCATACTGTATAAGTGTGGGTGATAGTTTCACGCATTAGTAACACACTAATCGTTTACCGACACGCTTTTGTGAACCTGCCATTTCGGGTAAAGTGTACGGTGCGACACACCATGTCGAAAGCGAAAATCACAACCGACGGTAAAGAGTCTATAACTACTGACGTAACGCATAACGGCGACGAAGTCGCGGTGCGTGCCCGGTCGAAATATTCCCGTTCCGCACACGAACCTATCACCGACGCGGAAGGTAATATCGTCTTTTACGCCCCGACCGACCGCGACGAACCGGGCACGGTGAAAGTGGTCGGCGAAGACCACGACGACGCGGAACCGCGACCGAAGTGCGGGCTTCCGTGCGGTGACGTCGACGACGTCGACTTCCGCCTTTCGACGGCGACCGACGTTTCGAACCGACCGGCGTGTTCCTATTGTGACGGCACGAATGGCGACCCGTCGAAGGGGTCGGGTAAGAAGTCGTTCGCCCGCCGTATGCGGTACGGCGACGATTGGGGCGAAGCATGACGCTACCCGAATACGACGAAGGCGACCGCTTGCGGATTCGCGGGCACGAATACGTCGTCGACAACGTCGACTTTATTCCCGAACGCGACGCCGAAGACCGAATTTTACAATATCGGTTAGACGGTGTCGACGGCCAACCGTCGGGTATCCTGAAACCGGAAGAATCCGGGCCATGTTTCGTCGTTCAAGAATTCCGTGAAGTCGCCCCCGACGACGTCGACGTCGTTTCGGGCGGCGAACAGTAAAGTGCTAACGGGTAACAAGGTGGTAACAATATGGAGACCGTGAACGAACCGCCGACCGGCGTGCCGCCGTCACCGCCGCGTCTTCCCGACCAATACGACGATACCCCACACTACCGGAAACGGGTCGGGTGCGACCGGCGACCGATTACGGAACGCGACGCCCGGAAGACGATTCAGTCGGGCGACGTCGGGCCGAACCCGGTCGACCGCCCGCATAGTTGGCGGTTCACCCGAACGGTCGACGGTATGCGAATCGGTGCCGTCGTCGGCGAAGACAAGCACCGCCCGACGCTTGTGAAAATCACGGCGTACGTCGACGTCACCGACGCCCGCGTCGCGTGGTCGTCGAACCGGTGGTCGAACGACGACGTCATGGTCGCGGCTATGCTTCAAAGATTGGTCGGGGAACACGTACCGCACCTCCCGCCCGTTCGTATCGACGTCACCGACCCCGTGTTGTATCACGGCCACCGCTTGATATGGAAAGCCGGCTTTCACGACGCCTATTGTATCCGGTGCGACCGGTCGTCGAACCGCAAAGACGAATGGGTCGACATGGCGTGCCGGTAATGTCGGCCGAATTCGACGATATATTCACGCGGGCCGGTGCCGCCGTGTTCCTAACGTCGACCGACGAAATAGGGTCGGGTCGGTATTCCCACCCGCCGCGTCCTCCCG